GCAAATATTGACACTGGCTCTAATACATCGTATACAGGTGTAACAACAGGATCAAATGATACATATTCTGATGTTGCAACTGGATCAAATACAAGTTATACTGACGCTGCATAGGAGAAAAAATTATGGCATCAACATACAGCCCTTTGGGTATAGAACTTCAAGCAACTGGTGAAAACGCTGGTACGTGGGGGACAAAAACTAATACTAATTTACAAATAGTAGAACAAATTTCTGGTGGCTACATTGCAAAAGATATTGCAGGTGGGGCTCAAACAACTGCATTGTCAGTTTCTGATGGATCAACTGGTGCAGAGCTTGCACACAGAATGATTGAGTTTACAGGTACAATCTCAGGTAATCAGATCGTAACAATACCAATTGATGTTCAAACTTTTTATTTTTTAAGAAATTCAACTTCAGGATCACACACTGTACAATTTAAATATGCTTCTGGTTCAGGAGACACGTTTACTTTTTCAGCAACAAATAAAGGTGATGCTCTTGTATTTGCAACTGCAAACGATGGAACTAATCCTGACATTGACACAATATCTTTGGGTATGTCAGACATAGTTGAAGATACATCTCCACAATTAGGTGGTAATTTAGATACAAATTCTTTCATGATTGATTTTGATGATGATCATGGAATTAGAGATGAAAATGGTAATGAACAATTACAGTTTCAAACAACAGCTTCAGCAGTTAACCACTTTGACATCACAAACGCAGCAACAGGAAATAACCCTTCTATTTCTGCAGTAGGTGGTGATAGTAATATTAGTATTAATCTAGTGCCAAAAGGAACTGGTGAAGTTCAAGCAAACGGTAGTGGATTAGCAACAACAGGAAAAGCTATTGCAATGGCATTAGTTTTCGGATAAAAGGATCACAAGGAGAATAAATTATGGCAGCACCAAATCTAGTAAATGTAGCAACTATTACTGCGAAGTCAAAACAACAGGCATTAGACACTACACTAACAACTGAGATTCTTGCTAACGCATCATCATCAGGAAAAGTTTTTAAAATTAACACCATTCTTGTAGCCAATATCGATGGTTCATCATCTGTCGATGCATCTGTATTTATAACTAAATCAGGTGGATCACCAATAGCAATTGCCTCAACAATTGCAGTACCAGCTGACTCTACATTAACTGTGATTGACAAAAACACTTCTCTGTATCTCGAAGAAGGAGATAACATAGAAGCAGGAGCGAGTGCAAACTCGGATGCAGTTATTACTATAAGTTACGAAGAATTAAGTTAATGTTAGGAGGTCTTAGGAATGACTTCTTTAAATAACAGAATTCTTAAAGTTGGAGATATAAACTAATGGCAAACGGCGGAATAATAGGACCTACTTACACACCAACAGTTCAATCAGAACTATTAACTTCGTTTACATCGGGAGGGACTTTCAATGCCCAACCTCAAACAACTAACGTTGATGTATTACTTGTAGCTGGAGGTGGTGGAGCTGGACAATTCGCTGGAGGCGGAGGTGGAGCAGGAGGAGTAGTTTTTAGACCAGCTCTTCCTATTTCTGCACCTACATCTTATCCAATATCTATTGGAGGAGGCGGATCAGGAGCGACATCAAATTTTAACCAAGGAAATACTGGAAGTGACACAACAGGATTTAGTTTAACCGCAAAAGGTGGTGGAGGCGGAGGAGCCTTCGGACCAGGAGGCGGAGGCGGAGGTAAATCCGGCGGATCTGGTGGTGGAGGATCAAATTCACCTGGAGGAGGATCTGCAACACAACCTGGTCAATCAGGAGATTCTGGAACTTTTGGATATGGAAATGCTGGGTCACCTGGAACACCTTCAAATGGATCTGGTGGCGGTGGCGGAGCTTTATCTGGTGCTGGAACAAACGTACACCCTGGAGCAGCAAATAATACAGGTGGAGCAGGTTTAAGAGTTTCATCATCTAGCATGCCTGCATCACCAGGAATAAATATACCACAAATGACTAGAGTAGTTGGTGGTGGAGGCGGAGGCCAAAATACATACGGAGGAGGACTTCTTCCTTTTGATCCAGAATCTGGTTATGATGTTACTGGATCTGGAGCGATTCACCCTGGTGCTTTACCATCTCCAGGAGGAGGACCTGCACCTAAAAATGGAGTTGCAAACTCTGGTGGAGGAGCTGCTGGAAATGCACAAGGAGCATCTGGAGGATCAGGTGTTGTTGATGTTTTTGAACCTCAAGTAGCGAATAATACGTCTGGTAGATGGACTTTACAAGATGTATACCAATTTGAAAAGGACAATAACTGGTTTTAAATATGGCACACTTTGCAGAAATAAATTCAGATACAAATAAAGTAACAAGAGTTTTAGTTATAAGTGACTCTGATGTAGAAAACAATGGTGGAGAATACACTGCTGAATCAGAGCAATGGGTAAAAGATAATTTTCCTAATCCTGATGGATTAAATGTTTTTTGGAAACAAACCTCATACTGGACAATGAAAGGAAAACATTATGCTTATATGAGAACTTGGCATCAACCTATTGGAACAGATTTAGAAAACACAGTAGGAATAGGAAGAATATTAACACCAGATCAAAGTAAAGCTAAAAGAAAAAATTATGCTGCTGTTGATTTTACATATGATTCAAGTAGAGATGCTTTTATTCCACCTAGAGATGGTCTTCCAGATCATTATATTTTAGATGAGGATAGTTGTACTTGGGTTCCTCCTGTACCTTATCCAGATGATACAAAATCTTATGAATGGGTGCCAGCAACTCAAACTTGGAGAGAAGTAGAAGGTGATCACGAACATTTTAATAAACCAGCATATTTTAGCGATTTCTAATACTAGACTTATATTTTTTATCTGATAGACATAGAAAGTAGAAATTAGAAATATGAATTTTGAATATCAATACTGGTATTTTTCATCAGCACTGCATGAATCTTTTTGTGACTCTGTTGTAAAATATTTTAATAATAAAAAAGAACAAACAGCAGTTACTGGAAATATTAAAAATATGAGAGAAAAACTAGGTGATAGTGCAAAAGAAAAAACAGATGACGAGATTTTAAAATTAGCTGAAGAAAAAAATATGGTAGAGTTAAAAGAATTTAAAAAGAAAAGAAAATCAAACGTTGCTTGGGGAAACGAACCTTGGTTATATAATGAAATAACACCTTATATACACACAGCAAATAAAAATGCTAATTGGAATTTAGAATGGAGTTATTGTGAAACAATTCAATTTACAAAATATAGATTAAATCAACATTATGGTTGGCACAAAGATTCTTCTCCAGAGCCTTATGGAGATGACTCATCTGATGAATTTAAAGGAAAAATTAGAAAACTCTCTTGTATTATATCACTGTCCGATCCTTCTGACTATAAAGGAGGTGAGTTAGAATTTTGTCCTGATAATTCAGAGCCTGATAAACCTAGAAACATTATGGAATGTAAAGAGGTAAAACCAAAAGGCTCTGTTATTGTTTTTCCATCTGACGTATACCATCAAGTAAAACCTATTACAAAAGGTACAAGATATTCTTTAGTAGTTTGGTGTTTAGGAAAACCGTTTCAATGAGTTTTAAAGATAAAAAATACACTGTAATTAAATCTGCTATATCAAAAGAATTAGCATATTTTGTATATAGATACTTTTTAAATAAAAGAAAAGTGGTTAAGATTTTGTTTGATTCAAAATATATTGCTCCATTCATAGAATATTGGGGTAGGTGGAATGATGAACAAGTTCCAAATACTTATTCACATTATGCTGATCTTGCTATGGAAACTTTATTACAAGAGGTAAAACCTGTAATGGAAGAACACACAGGATTAAAATTAAGTGAAACTTATTCTTATGCAAGAATATATAAACAAGGTGATGTTTTACGTCGTCACAAAGATAGATACTCTTGTGAAATATCAACCACGTTAAATTTAGGTGGAGACCCTTGGCCAATCTATTTAGATCCAACAGGAAAAGAAGGTCAAGAAGGTATTAAAGTAGATTTAGAGCCAGGTGATATGTTGATATATTCTGGTTGTGATTTAGAACATTGGAGAGAACCTTTTGAAGGAAAAGACTGTGCTCAAGTGTTTTTGCACTATAATATAAAAAATTCAGAATCAGCGAAACAAAATAAATTTGATGGTAGACCCATGATAGGTTTACCGGGGTGGTTTAAAGGAGTTAAGTTGACTAAATTTAAAGAATAGTTTATAAAATAGACTCTGTTCATTAAGTAATAAATTTGGTATAGATGGATTTATTATGCTACAAAAGATAGGATTTCAGCCAGGTATTAACAAACAAATAACTCCCACAGGAGCAGAAGGTCAATGGGTAGATTGTGATAATGTTAGATTTAGATATGGCACACCTGAAAAAATAGGTGGTTGGAATCAATTAGGTACATTAAACGAAAACGAATTGACTGGAGCAGGTCGAGGACTGCATCATTTTATTAATAGTTTATCTAGAAAATATGCAATCATAGGAACAAATAGAATATTATATGCTTTTTCTGGTGGTGTATTTTATGACATACATCCTATTGAATCAACAACTACTTTAACAAACGCATTTACCACAACCAACGGATCACCAACTGTAACTATAACTTATACTAGTGCGCATGGATTAGCACCAGGTGATATACTTTTAATGGATAGTTTTACAGCTATTACAAATTCAAACTTTAGTGCATCAGATTTTGATGATAAAAAATTTATGGTTGCAAGCACACCTACCAATTTAACGGCTACTATTACAATGCCTTCAAACGAATCTGGAAGTGGAGCAACAACATCAGGTGGTATAAGAATACAAAAATATTATACGGTCGGTCCAGCAGTGCAA